GTATCCGAGTGATACCAAACGATCGAGGACCCCAGGGTGGAACAGTTTTTGCTGTTCAACGCTGAGCTCCATCTCTTCCTTGATTGGATCGGTGGCGGGGATTTCTAGAGTTTCGACTCTCATTTCCCCGTCAAAGTGGATGGATTCTTTCAGAATCCCTCTGCGTCCAGTCACAACCATATTCCCGGTGATATAATCACGCATGGCAAACAGATAGTACTTTCTGTGCCATTCTTTTGCTCTCGTGATAATATTCATCCAAGAATCGACATTCCAAAACGGCGGTGGTCTTCCGACCCCGTTGACTTGGCGTGGCATGTATAGCGGTAAGTCGTCCATGATTATTCCTAAGGAAACATCCTGGAAGGCCGTCGCAATTCCAAAGAGCGTGCTCTCGGGTCCATACTTGGATCCGAGGACATACTCCATGTCTTTACCAAGGAGTGTTACTTTACCGACGATGTCGTTAGAGTAATCCTCCCGGTCTCGAGTTGTACCCAAGATAAGTCGTATCTTTGGAAAATCCAAGTACGGCATAGCTAGGGTATTGTTCGATCTACACCCCACCTTGACGGTATTAAACCGATCTCGGGGGAGGTAGAATATTTCCTCGCAGTATGTACCCCAATCGTCAGTGACGAAGGAGTCCAACTTCGAGATTTGATAGCCAAGCATGGACGCTGCGTCTTCAAAAGCCGCAACGTACGAGATGTTGTCGGGTATTCGTATCCCATCGTCTCCGTTCCCTGCACCGATACATTTTGAACTGGTCACCTTGCGAGCGTATAAATCGCAAACGGGGTGCGCCAGTGAAAGGTTTGTTTTTGTCAGTGGGTCACCCATTGGGATGCCGTTAACCAGCGTCCCTACAGGTTTCCCCCTGTAATACAAATTTTTCATTCCAACCCAAACATCACAGACTAACTCTACGAGGTAGTCTGGAATGTTGAGTTTTCGCAGAAGTCGACCTGTTAGGTCCTTCCCACTTTCGTGGGTTGGCCTATCGGTCGCCTTTTCCCAGTCGAAACTGAAAATGAAGGCTTCTTCGAAAAGAGGCCAACATCTTTCAGCGTCTAGATAATCGAGTTTCTGTATGAACTTCCATCCGTGCCTTGCGGCCTGAAGGGAATCACTCAGATCCTTGATATTTTTGATGATCTCTATTGTCAGGTGTGAAAACCCCTGCAATAGAGTATCTTTCCAGAAGGAACCAGAGGTGATAACACGTGCTTTGCCATTCTCACGAACGGCGGCAATGTTAACATCTCTTATTCCATCATCCCAGTAGGCGTGTTCAACCGCCTTCTGGAATAATGGGGTTCCGATTTGACCACCTTCTGAGTAAAGGAGATGATCGGGAGCGTGTAAACCCTCCTCGATCATTACTTTCCTCAGTTGATTGAATTTTCCTCCTTTCCTTCTGCTGCTTTCAAAGCAGGCAGAAGAAGAGGCGGATATTTTGAACATCGGATTCGTACCGTAGTTGACAGCGTTCGCAAGGAACGACGTGACTTCTTCGATACACTCTGATAATAGTTGGTTTGGTTTGTAGTCTTTCTTGACAGTAACTTCGTCAAGAAAGGCTTGAACCGACTCGTCACAGAGAGCTTGTGATGCCAGCCCCGTTGCACGGGTCTGACAAAACATAGCAATCCTAAACATTTTACTCTTGGATGAGCGAAGTCTCATACC